GTGACTTTATTTGAATGTAAAGTGAAAGCCACAGACCGTCTAAATGGAAATCTCTCAACAGCCTTTAATATTATAGCAACAAGGAAATTAAGAACGGTAGAATCCGATGGCATGTCTACAGCACTCATATCTTCCAGAAGTATTATTGATGCCATAGCCCATGTTCTTTTATCAGAAAATGGAGGCCAGCTGGACGAAGAATTTGTTGACTTTGCTACACTGGCCTCTTTGAGAGCCACATACGAGACATTGGATTATTCTTTTGATCATAGATTCACGAAGCGGATTATTGTTTTAGAAGCAGTGATGAAAATAGCAAGAGCAGGAAGGGCCCGGGCTATTATGCCCGGTGGCAGGTTTTCTTTAGTGCGGGATACTTTGCAAACCCAACCAACTTTAATTTTTACAGAAAATGATTATAAGAAAGGCTCCTTACAATTAACGCATCGATACAGAACAGAAGTTGACAGCACCTGTGTAAAGATGCAGTATGTGGACAGCTCCACTTGGGAAGTGAAGTCCATAGATTGTTATGAAGATTCTTCTGGTTCGACGACAAACCCGGCAGTCATGTTATTAGATGGCGTCACAAAAAGACCGCAGGCCCTAGCGGAAGGCATGTACTATTATTTAAAAGATCAATATGGGCGGACCTCTGTTAAGTTCACAACAGGAATGAAGGGCCATATTCCGACTGTTGGATCATTAATTTATTTATCTTCTCGTTCTTTAGATTGGAGTCAAGCAGGAGTGATTGCCCGTCACGATGAGTCCGCACAGGAGATATGGTTGTCTGAGCCGGTGGATTTTAAAGGCAAGGCATCGGGTTCTTTTTTCTATACAAAAACAGATGGCACGTTGGCTTCTCTATTGACCGTTACTCCGCATCCCACCGCTTCTCATGCAGTTGTTTATTCTTCGGGCATTTATAATTTTTATACACAAGAGGATGGTGAGACTGCTTCGCCTTATATGTTCTCGCCGGACGATGAAGATATATTAAAAGTGCTTATATCTAAAATTCAACCTTCCTCTATAAAAGAAGTTGTCATAGAAGGCGAGGTGATGGATCCTCGATGTTATGAAGAACTAGACGATCCCGGGGACGGGGAGTTGGGGGCTTTGGATCCTCTTGACTCAGTTGAATTAGAATACGCTGGTAAAGTGGGCGAGTCTTCTTCTTCAGAGCAATTCCGATTTGAGATTAATTGGATTGGAAGTGCGGAACTTTATCGGGTAGAGGTTGACAATGATGGTGCTGGTTGGGTAACCGAAGAAGATTTATATGAAGGCCAGTCCTATACATTTTTTACCGAACTTGCTAATGAAGATTATCCTTTAAAAGTTCGTGTGACACCTTATGGAGAAAGTAGCGCTCCAGATCTTAAGACAACTTGGGCAATAATAAAAACCCATAACTTAGTTGAGCCAATAACAGACTTGACGATTTCTACCACTCTTGGAGAAAAAGGAGTTCTGATTGAGTGGGGCCACCCTACACCATCTTTGATAACTGATTTTGAAGTTGAGATTGAGGATGTTGATGGAAATATAAAAACATGGGATGTGGAAGATGATTCTTCACAACTTTCTTTTCGCATATACGCTGAGGATGTTCAAATATTAAAAGGATTAGAGATTAAACCTCCTTGGAATGAAAATTTAACTATCAGGGTCCGGGCGGTTGATGGTGGAAATGTTTCTGAGTTTGTTGAAGATACAATTGATATGTCAGTCCCGGCTTCCCCTGCAAGTTTATTTGCTGAGACATTTACTTATGATTCTAATGTTAGACTTACTTTTGAAAATCAAACAGACTATGTGGATGGGTATTTAATCCTGTCAGGCCCCGAGGCCGGTTGGCCACTTGACCCTTTAAATTGGAAAGTGATTGATACTTTCCTTGAAGAGTCATCCTTTGCAGGTGAGCATTCTTCTTTTGTAGATGAACAGATTGCACCATACCCCAGTGGGCTTAAGGATGAAAAGAATTTTAGCACAAGTGAGTGCTTTGAAAATAGTCAACCTTTTAATCTTGCGGCAGTTGGGTATTTTGATGAAATGAAAGCGTTGGATTTTTTGATAGTCTCTCCCGCAGTTCAAGCATATGATCCAAACTACGCAGGAAAAAATATCACTGCTGGCGCAAATGTGACCTTTTCTCAACTTAGCGGGTTTTTATATTTTACAGTAAATAAATCTTTTGGAATTGATAGCGTGTCTTGGTATTCCAATTTTACCATATTAGGCTTTTATTTTGAAACATTGATGCCAGACACAAATTACTTAGTTCATTTGTCAGTAGCGTTTCAAACAGGATATACCTTGGGGTATATATACAGTACACCAATTGATGTGGCGTGGGTTTCTTTGAGTCCACCAACTTTACCAAGCACAGCGAAGTTGAGTTTGTCTATAATTGGAAATTAAAAAGAAGGGGAACTAATGCAGAAAATTATTGCGTATGAAACAGATGATGGTGATATTGGTTTTATTGCACCTGCACCAAGATTTTCGATAGAGCAGATTGCGGAAAGAAGAGTGCCCAAAGGAAAGTCTTATTGGTTTATAACAGAAAAGGATTTGCCGAATGAAGCCATCCCCGAGGGATGGGAAATTGACCATGGTAGTTTGACTGCTAATGAAGGCAAGAGAATCTTGACGCCATTTAAAATTAAAATTAATAAAACTAAAGTGCTTGCCAAACTTGCGGGAAAATTGAAACAAATGATTGAAGGCAAACTTGATGCTCAAATCCATGATCGGGGGTATGAAACTAAAGAGGATTTTATATTGAGAGGTACTGACGCTGAGAAAGCAAAAATAAAACAATTGAGAAGTAACTGGCAACAGAAAGCTGTTCAAACATATCAAGATTATAAAAATAATAAAACAACAAAATTGGATGTTATGTCTTGGTATAATAATTTAATTGACGTTGAATAATTCAACTTGAGGAGAAATGTTATGACCTGCTCAGACCCCGAATGCCACAAGAAAATTGAAAATGCTTTGTATGGAGAAGATGGCATGTCAGGTATCGTTGGCAGACTATCCCAGACCATTAACAAGACATGCATTAGAAAATACATGCTGAGGCCTTCTCCCGTTGTCGTGTCTTTCCTGTTAATATTTTTATTGAGCATCGGGGGCACAATGATAAAGGTTTGGGCATTCGCAGAGTCAAATGCAGGTTCTCATGAAAAGGTTGTCTCTTGTGAAAAAAGAGTTTCATTAACAGAGCAAGCCATTGAGGGAATAGAGTCAGATATTACAGAAATAAAATTGTCACAACATGAACAACGGAAAGATTTGGCACAAGCACTTAAAGATATAAAAGCGGACCGGGGAAGGGCAGTTGAAGACATTAAAGAATTAATGAGGACATTTCACCGATGATGAAAACATATACACATATCATAGTACATCATACAGTAACCGAGGATGATCCTTTAGCGGGGGACTGGGAGTCTGTTAGGGCCCTGCACCTAGTAAAGGGTTGGAGCGATATCGGATACAACTTTGGAATTGAACTTGCGGATAATAAGCCTGTTCAGAGGAAGGGTCGTAGCCTTGAAATCCAAGGAGCGCATTGCCCAACTTATAATATGAATCGCATTGGCATAGGTGTCGCAGTTGTTGGTAATTTTGAACTCGCCCCGCCTGCTCCTTGTTTGATTGCTGAACTGGCCCGGCTTTGCGTTTTTCTTTGCAGAGAGTTTGAAATCCCTGCAGGGAACATAGAACCCCATAGGAAATATAAGAACACTCTCTGTCCCGGTAAGTTTTTTCCTATGAAGTATTTAAGGGAGTTAGTAAGGGCCCAACTTAAATCTTTGTCAGAGGAGGTTGTATGAGGATCCAAAAAGTATTTACTCAAATTAAAACAACTGTGGGAGCTTTATGTTATGCAGGAGCCGTGGCCTCTCCTACTGTCATTACTCCCTTAGTCCCTCCGCAATATGCCTGGGCTATTCCTGCAGGGCAGATTGTATTGGGCCTCGTAGGATCCGGTTGTGTGGGCAAGGCGGTTTGGAACGCCTGGAAGGAGGAGAGTCATGAGTAGAGGAGCCCCTTATAAAAGCATTCGGGCTCAGATAGAAGTGGGCGATGTGTTCACCTGTGACAATCGAAAGTCTTCCTTCGTTGGCTGGGCTATAGGATTTTTTAGTGGGAACAGAACTCATGCTGCGATTGTCAATGAAGCTACTGATGATAATGATGAGGGCCGCGTGGAGGTTGCAGAATCTGTTGGGAAGAAAAGTGTCGATACAAATTACCTCAGCGAAGAATACGGAGAAGTCCATGGAGATATTTATTGGCATCCCATGAAGTGCTCTTTGGAACAACAACTTGGGATTAAAAAAGAAATCAAACGGCAGAGGATGAAGAAAAAAAAATATGATATTAAGGCTTTGCTATGGGCCATTACAGGGTACATATCTTTAGACGCTGCTAAGTTTATTTGTTCTGAATTTGTTTGGTGGGTTTTGGTCTGGGTGGGAAAGTTCGATCATCATACACACAAAGGAAAAAAGATAGCTCCAAGTCCAACTCGACTTGAGATTTGGATTAGGTCCAAAGGCCTTTTAGTGGACATGACAAAAAGATAATTCAGTACCGGGACGACACCCTCTAGTCCTTAGGTACTACGCCCCGGGAGTTTGGGTCAGCTCGCCGGGGCGTTTTCTTTTTACCTGTTACGACGACGTGATAGAGTAGCTATGCGATTTATTCTATCACGCTTCCGCAGTTTCGCTTTCCAATACCTACCACCTGCCGTTTTGTCTTTTGCTATTTCTGCTTTTAATTTCATTCTATACATTATTTTTCTCCTTGCATTCATCAGTCCGTAAATGCTTTATGATAGGCCCATTAAGAATTTTTTTTCTATTACCACAAGAGTCATAGGGTCCGGGACAGTCAGGACAACAATGCCTATCACTCATAGTTTTAATTGGCAGTTGCCCACAAGGTGAGGTTGCTCGTAGACATGCCCTTGTTCTAATAGGAAACTCCTCTGAATCCCCTTCCAACTTTTCCGGTTTGTCAGGATCTAATCTACAGACTAAAAACATTTGGATAATGTCTGGCGGGATCTTTTTATACACATCTCTTTTTCTATGCTCACACCGCTTATGGCAGAACCTCACATCAGCCTGGACTCGTATTATTCTGTTAAGTATTACCGTTCCAATAAAAATATTCATTTCCCCTCCCCTTCCATCTCAATTATGTTTCCCATTTTAAGTTCTTCGATATGAGTAACCATTACAATGTGAATGTTAAGCTCGTCTGTTATTCTTTGAAGCAGTTCAGGGATACGATCCAGATACCCTTTGGCCTTTGAAACATTCTTGAAGGGTTCGTCAAGGATTAGAATGGGCCGAACCTTGGGCCGGGACAGGACTAGACAAGCCACCCTAAGGGCAAAGGCGGCCACGTCAATCATCCCTCCCCCGGCGGAGGACAATGGATCCAATTCCAAATCGTTCTTCTCAAACAGGAGGACTGCCTCTGTCCGGCCTCTCTTCTTTTCAAACTCAATGCGGAATACAAAGCTGTCGTCGAAGACAGACTGCAACCCTTGAGTAACGACCCCGGCTATTTGTTGGTGAGCCTTCTGTTGGACTTGTTGGGCCACTTCCTGGACAAGGGCCCGGGCCTTCTCCCCCGCCTTGAGTTTCCTTTGCTCCGACTTTAATGCCAGGCCCTCTTTCGTATACTGGGTTCGGGCATGCCGGTAGTCTATGAGATGCTTGTCCAACTTCTCCCTATAGAAATCAGTCGTCTCCATCTTCGTCCTCTCGCTTGTCCCAGGCCTCTTCGAATTTGGTCATGGCCGTATTGAATTTGTTTCCAGCCTTAGTGGCCCCGTCCGTCTTCTTTACAAGCAGGGCTTGGCCGGCGGTAAGGCTGGAGACTTTGAATTTCTTTTGGAGGGTTTTCATTGACTCCTCCAAACGTCCTTTGCCTTTGTCCACTTCCGTCTTTAGTGTAGCGACTTTCTTTTTCATTCGTTCTAAGTCTTGGAGATCAGCCATCACAATTTCCTTTCTCTATTGCTTCAATGACGATTGTCCTTACAGCGGAGCTTGTGTCTGCCTTGTCCATGGCCTGCTCCAAGGCCCGGACGAAATCAAAGTTAGAAGACTTTAGACTTTGAATGTCGGTCATCAAGTCATCAAGGTCGTGGTTCTTCAAGATTTCCCGGATGTAAGAAGCCTCCTCGTCTAGGGTCAGGAACTCCTCCCCCTCAATCGGTAAGTAGTAAGGGTCAATGGATCCATCGGAATGGATAAGCCCGACTTGGGGCCTGTAGTCTACTTCATCGGAGGCCCGCCTCATAAACGTTCCGCAGTTCATAACGGGGATGCCGTTCACCTTAGTAAGAAAGCCTTTGTGGTTGTCCCCGAATAGGACTGCATCGTAGCCCTGAATATATTTCTTCATAGCCTTGGCCTCCTTCTCCTTGCCAGCTCCCGGGTAATGATGAACTCCGGTCCAGAAGTACTGATGGCAGACTGCTATGTGAAAGAAGGGATCGACTCCAGCGATAGGTTTGATATGACTCCCCCAGGGAAAGCCGTGAAGGATTAAACCCTCGCTTATCTCCTGCTCGGGTTTGATAAGTTGGATCCTCTTTGCCATGACCATTGTCCAGAAGGCACTCCTGTGAATGAGGTCTAGGTTATGCAGGGGTAGGTCATGTTGGCCCGGGATTGCATACATGAATGGGAGGTTGGCAAGGGCGAAGTTAATCAGCTCCTCTCCTACAGCCCAGCGGTCGAATAAATCTCCTGCGCAGATGATAGGGACACCGAGATTGAGCCTGAGAGTTTCAAGGGCTCTCAAGGGTCGGAGCATGGCATCGAACCAGGAGGGCTCTTTTCTCCGGGCCCGGGGAGGCTTCGGTGATAGGTGTAGGTCAGATACTCCTATGGCTATGATTGTATCTTGGCTCCGCACAGCGGGCAGTTCTTGCCCAACCCTGCCCGCAGTTTTCCCTTGAACTCTTTTAAGCTTTTTTCTTTCTGGCATAATGTCTCCTGCTCCTCTTCAATGTCTGCGATTAAACTCCTCAGGTCCTTGACTTCCCTCCACAGCCTTGCCGACTCCTTCTGCATAGCCTCAATCGGATCCAAGCTGGCCGGCATAAGGGTATCGGCAAGCATTTGATACTTAAGTATGTCATTGATAAGATCCGAAAGCTCTTTAGTCCCCCGGGTAGATTCCAGCCAGGCATTACCTCGTATAACGGCCTCCTCCGCAAAGGAAAGGGCGCCTCCTGCAATCTTTACCCCTTCCTCATATACTCCGATGTTCCCCAGAAGATCTTCTAGGAGGGAGCATCCTCGGGCTTTATCCCGGGAGTCCTCCTCTAGCTCCTCCAGAACCAGCAGATCCTTGTCAAGACTCCGGGCCCAAACGAGGCTTTGCCCTTGCGCTTTTAAATCGTCCCGGCGCAAGGCTATGAGCTCCACATTCCCCCGGGATTTTCTAACCGAGGAATCAATGGCGGCGAGAATAGAATCGATGGACCCAAGGTCGACAATTTGGTTAAGCTGGCGGGACACTTCCCCTGCAGTCTCTGTAAACCAAAAGGGAGGGTCATGTTGCCCTTGGAAATTCAAAGGGCTCACATTCAAGAACTTAGCTATGTCCTCCGGGACGTCATTGCCAAAGGCCCGGAAGGTTCGGCCGTCCATCTCATAAGTGTTTTCCTGCTTGCCCCGGGTTCGGGTAATTGTAGAACCCTGGATCCTCAATTCGACCTCCGCTTCTTTGGACCCTTCCCGAATGAAGCCCTGCCCCTTGGGTTGATTAGTCATGAGCCACTTCAACCCTCTCAGGCATCCGGACTTACCTGTTCCTGAGGGCCCGATGATAGTTGTAATGCCAGGCCCTTCGAAATTAATTTCCAGATCCTCATGGGCTTGAAAGTTTCTTAGTGTCAGGCTTTCCATTTTGCTAACCTAATAAAGAGTTCATGTTTCAATCTTACTCCGCCCTTGTGGGCGTGCTTTGATAGGAAGTCTTCAAGGACTCTTTCTATCTCCTCCGCCTCATGCTCAGTGAATGATTGTTCCCTTGGGAGGAGGATCACATTAATCTTTGCTTTTCTCATGGTCCTCCTTCAGCATGATTATCCGGGACAGCTCGCAGGTAAAGGTTACATTCTTTTCATCTCGAGACATTATTTTGTAGGCACACCCAACCCCTTTAGAATTCACAAGGCTAATCACCTTTCCAATATGGGGCAGGAGGTTTTTCTTTACCTCCGGAGTCAGAGCCCTTGCTTCGTCCCTTGTGAATATAAGTTGAACGGTCTTTGGTCCGGGTGGATAAATATCTTCTTGACTCATGCTTGGTCCTCCTTTAGTTTGTCCCTAAGTTTCATCAGTATCTTCCCTAGTTTGTTTTTACCTTTGCCTGTCTTGAGATCGACTCCCCAGAAAGCCTCCTCGTAATGGTTGCCGTCGATTAGCTTTGCGTCCTTGGTTGCCAGGAGTATATGTCTGAGATTAGGATTCTCAAACTTAGCCTCCAGCCCCGCGCGCATAACATTTATCTTAATGTCTTCCCAGTCCTTCCGGATCCGGATAGTGTTGCCAAGCTTACGAGCATCGCCCGGGGACTGGCACCTATGGATTGCCAAGAAGTCTTTGAGCCGGACGGCTTTCATACCCTCGTAGAAATGGGTGCAGGTCCGCCATTGTATATTCCGGTACATAAGATAGGTGACGTAGTCGTTGGAAAGAAATCGATGGTCGCCCAGGAAATTAGGAATTGTTATCATGAGTCCTCTTTCTATCTTGGGCCCTGCGTTGTCTGGCGGCTCTAGTCCGGGGCACTTCAACCTTCCCGCATTTACTGCAGACGTAGTTATCACTAGCCTCAATCCAAGCTACGGACCTATTGCCGAAGCAGCACCGGCAATTGTATATACCTGCTGGCACGGTAGGGATTTCTTTCTCGCCAAAGAGATCATCCTGCATTGTCATGGAGTACCCTCCTTATGTTGTTCGGGTTTACTGCATCGAGAAAATCTTCTAGCCGGCAAATGAAAGGGAATACCTTGGCACCCGACTTTAATAGGAGTCGGCCCCGCAAGCAGGGAATTGAATTAAGATTTCCAATATGGGTACTTTCCTGGACTTTGATAATCCGTTGGGCTATGGAGTTGGGAATGTAGACAAGTGCGTCCCGCCTATCGGTCCGCCACACAAGCATCCAAGAAAGGGATTGGGCCCTTACAGCATCGCCTAAGACTTGGGTGTAGAACCCTTCCCACTTTTGCTCCGCAGCGCCGAGTTTCTTGTTTAACATATCGATGACGTTGGCGGAGTTGTACCCGCGCTTCAATTCAATAGTGAAGCAGTCCAGGAAGGGCTGGCCCACGGGATCAGTTGCCTGTATATCTCCGCACTGCCCGAATGTGTCTTTGCCAACCCGGTTCCTAACGGTTGCCTGCCCTCCGGAGTTTGAGGTCCTCCAAAAGATATCGTCTCTTATGCCAAGGCTCCACCATAAAGAAAAGCATCTGCACATATCCCTTTCGTATCCGGAGCCCTTACCTTTATTTCCCATCTACTTTCTCCTCCTGCTTCTAGGGGCGCCGTTGAATCGGCCCTCGAAAAATTCTTCCCATCTTCTCCTACCCCGGCCCTCGAGGTAGGAATCAATATCGTACTCCCTGCAGAACTCAAAAAATACTTCTGGTTTATAATCAGGTTCACGGAGCTGTATTGGTTTGGTTTTCTTATGGGGGAGTTTGACTAGGTCCTCCCACTTCTCAATCTCCAGAGATTGAATGGCATTGACAATAGTTGAAAACTTTTTATGATGCTCGGGCACTTCTTTCCGAAGAAACTTAATCGCCCCCTTCTCCCCTACTCCCTGCAACCCGGCAACGTTATCTGTATTGCACCCGCCAATGGACTTAACATTCCCCCACTGACTGGGCGGGAGTCCCTTGAGCTTTTCAAAGGACTGAGGGTTAAGGAGGGAATCTTTCTGAGGGTCAAACCAAGATACGTATTCGTTGATACATTGGTAAAGGTCTCCGTCGCTTGTGATCAGAACGCCCCGCTGTTTGCGTTGCTCCAATTGAATGGCGGCTATGGCTAAGAGGTCGTCTGACTCCAGGCCCGCCTGCCCATACACCGGCATCCCTAGGGTTGGCAATACTTCCCGCCTAAGGATTTTAATTTGCTTGTGCATGATCTTGATCTGTTTCCATTCTTCTTCCGTCCGATTGTCTGCCCGCTTGGCTTTGTATTCCGGATAAGCATCTTTACGGTAAGAGGCTTTGGAGTCGGCAAACATTAGAACCTTGTTGGATTGGAACCGGGAACATATAGAAAGGAGTTGATCAAAGAAACCAAAGAGGACACCTGTAGGCATGTCCTCGGAAACTAAATCTTTGAATGAGTGGCGAGCCCGGTGTGCAAGGTAGGACATATCAACAAGTATCCACATCACTTATCCTTCTTTTCTTCTATTTCATGTTTCCAATTAGGAACTATTTCTGCCCAGTTCGCCCAGTTCCAATGTTCTTTGCCATTTACCTGCAAACGGAACATGGGTTTTTCTTTTGGCATCTCAGGATGGTTAAGATCCATGATGGCTTTTTCAACAGCCGCTGCAATTTTTTCTTTTTCTTTAGGACTAAACATAATTAAATATCCTCAAACAAGTGTTCCGCATTTAGGGCGCACACGGGCTCTATACTTTAAAACTTTTTCTTCTCTTGCCAGTCCCATGTAATCACAGATCTCATGATAGGATCCTAAACCGCACCCCGGGAGGGCAAGCAGGGCCTTGCGTCCTTTATTAGAAATGAAATGTTTAACGTCATCCACATGCCTCATTGCGCCGTTGTGGCAGACATTAAGGGCCCGGGCGGAAAGCCCGCAGTCGATAAGGGGAGTGTCCAGAAAACTTTTCTTGTAGGCTTTCCTTGGCATCAGTCCTCCTCCTCATATTTCTTTTTACGTTTCAGCTTTGAGGCCTCCCGGATTTCATTCCAGCATTGGCCCGTTATCCTTTGGAGCTTGCGGTGCAGGTCCTCGCCCTCAATGTGGGCTATTAATTTTTCTTTGGATCCAATAAACTCAAACTCCTCAGCATCGATAGTCCCACCCTGCTTCTTCTTATCCCACCAACCTTCGGAGACAAGATAGTCAATGCACCCGCCTATGTCATCGATGCCATAGGAAGGATATATGTCCATAGCAACTTCATGCTCCTCCCCGGTGATTCGGTTTTTCTTTACATTGACTAAGGCATGTATGCCGATATTCCTTTTCTTCTTCCTGACTGTCTTTTTAATATCTCCCCCGGGGGAAGTCCAGGCCTCGAGGGTGGCATAGAATTTCAGGGCCTTACCTCCTGACCGGGTTTTCTTTTCAAAGCCAAAGCCTAGGTTGTCCCGGGTCTGGGATATGATAATCAGAATCGAATTGGTTTCCCGGAGGCCCTTGAGGATCCTACGTATGCCTTCCGAATTCTTCTTAGCCTTCCCATCTCCATACGAGCCCTTGGATTCGGTGCCCTTTCGATGGGCTGTCTTATGCTCATCAAACTTCTCCTGGGCGAAGTCCGAGTCCAAGCTATCCATAGAGTCTAAAACGTAAATGAAAGGGCGTTCTTCTTTGAGGGCATCGTCCAGGTTGAAATAGAAATCCTCAATAGTAAAAGAGTAAAGGGGCTTGCTATCTTTATCAAGGGCCGGGGGCTCGACCGTCTGGGCCGCCTTTTTATTGAATAGGGCTTTCAAATCTATCATCATACCGTCCTCTACATTGTCGTAGATGAGGCGGTAGTCTTTAAAGATAGGGTGCAGAACGGCTTCTGCAAAGCAGGACATTGAAACAAAGGTCTTGCCCGAGGTGGAGTCCCCTACAATGTAAATGTACTTGCCAGCGGGGAAGGCTCCGTAAGGGGTATTGGTACAGGCAAGATTAAAAAGGGTTGAGCCGGAGGGGAGGAGGGTTGTTGTTTTCTTTTTCTTTATTCTCTTCTTCTTGGAAGCAGTAACAATGGAGTCGGAATCTTTTGACATGGGACTTCCTTTCTAAGTAAAAAAGGGGGCGGACAGTTTGACCCGCCGCCCCCTTTGTATACTGGCCCGGTGACTAGGGCTTCTTATTTACGTTTCAGAACCCGCTTGGGCTTTATCTTTTTTTCTTCGGTCTCCTCCTCCCCTCCGGCTTCCTCAATAGCCTCCCGGAGTTCATCCGCATCGAGCTTCTTAATCTGCTTCATGGTCAGGTCCAGGTTGAAATCCTTTTCCTTTATGTAAGCAAGCAGTTCGTCTTCATCCATGTCGTCGAGGTTAGCATCACCGCCGCCAGGATCCTTGCTAGCTTCCTCGATGGCGATGGCTTCACGGAGTTCATCCGCATCCATCTTCTTCAGTTTCTTAGGAGTGATATCCAAATCAATATCATTCTCCTTTATGTACTCCAGGAGCTCATCTTCATCCAGGTCGTCGAGGTCAACCTTCTTGCCTTTGTCCGGGTCGTCTGGGAAGTCCTCAGCCGGAGGCTCCTCGGCATCTTCAATAAGCTCGCGTAGGTCATCGGCATCCATTTTCTTCAACTGCTTGGTTGTCTTACCCGTGTCGATATTATTGTCGTCAATATGATCCAGGAGTTCATCCTCGTCCATATCATCGAGGTCAACCTCCTTAGGCTTGGCCTTTTTCTTTTTGCCCTCGCCCTTCTTGGGTGTCGGATGATCATCGCCCTCGTCTTTGCCATCGCCGGCATCATCATCTTCAACCTGCTCGAAGAGGTCCTTGACTTTGCTGTACTCCAGGACGGAAAAGATTTCATCGAGGTTGGCAACCTTCCCAAAGATTTCGTCTTCGTCCATAGCATCACGAGGGATGAATTCAATCTTGGTAGCCTCCAGATACTTGCGTCCGGAATAAGAGGCATCGGAGAAGCGTACCTTGATGGTCCGGCCGTCCTCAGTGACATCAAAGAAGTTTGCGATATCATCATCCTCGGCTTCGGCAAGCTCCTGCTCCAGCAGGTTATAAAACTTACCAACAGACATAGCGAAGAGGCAGACGTTATCATTGTTTTCCGGATCCAGAATGTTGAAAGCAACATAGCGCTGAGGCCGGAGGGTTTTGATAATGTCCTCATTCTCATCATAGTCTTTACTGAGGCGGGCCTGCTCCTCGCAAACCGGGCACTTCAATCCGATTGAGCCGGGGCATATAATAGATTTATTGTCGGCACCCATATTGTGATGGACTTTAAAGGCGCGCTGATACCAAACAGTACCCGGGGCCACGTCACTCGGATGATGCTCGTCAGTTGTTTCATAGGGCAGTATATCAATCTTGTACTTACCCTTCTTGTCAGGCACCCAGGATTCAATTCCCTTCGGAAGATTAAACCAATCGCCACTTCCACTGCTGGACTGGGCTGACTTACGGCGCACCTCATCTTTGTCCAACCGTTTGCGCTTTGACTTTTTATCTTTGCTTCTTGCCATGGTCGTTTTCTCCTCTCGTACGGTTTGCGTTTAACTGCTGATTGCGTTCTATGAAAGTACGAATGAAGGCCCTCGCCCCCATACGTACTGCCATGTAGATCCAAAGGAGGGATACAATAAAAGCACCCGCCCCCAATAAAATTTCCTTGATGCCAATGTCGCCCATGCTACTCCTCTCCTCTCCGGCGAATCTTAGTTTTCTTTTTTACCTTTTCAGCTCGCACCCCTTTCCTCTCCTTCCAGGCGGCTGGCAAGCTCCGGGGAACTGCAGGGCCCGCAAAGTATTCCTGACCGTGTAAAGTAATTAGTACTTCAATCATCCGTTTCTTTTGTTCCATGGCCCCACATGCCTGAGCCAGTAGGTCCGAATCCTTTTTCAGGTCCAGGAATTTCTCATGGGCCGTGGCAACCTTCTTGGAAGTCTGCACCGCGGCAACGACTCCCGCCTCAGTAACCTTCTCAAGCTCATACCGTCCCGGGTTTAATCTTACGTCAGCGGCAACTTCGGCCCGGGTAACATCCATTCGGAACTTAGCATCGTCCACTGCATGCCGGGCCTCAATGGCTTTCTCGGCATACTTAAAAAATAATTCTCCCTGCATACCCGCCTCGACATCCAATGCCTGAGGATCGATCTCCAAGTCTTTTTCGAATTCACTTTTGTCCATGGCGCATACCTCCTTTATTTTTATTATCAGTCCTACAACCCAACCACAACCTCATAGCACGCAAGGGCCAGCCCTGCCTGTTTGCTGTCATAAAAGTTATCCGCGAACGAATCGATTATCGAAGCCGCCTGGGGTGCATTGTAGCTAGTGAGAAGGCAGGCTCTGGCATACCCTAGTACGGCGTAGCGCACGGCCTCCGGATCCGTTTTAATTTCCTTCAGGAGCTTGGCAATCTTTTTCCAGGTTTCATTCTTCATCAAGGCCCGGCATAAGTCTATGACCTCCTTCTCGCCCTCGATCTCGATGCCGAACACGTCGGGGATCTCATCCGCCGCAATGCGTCTACGCTTGCTTGCCTTCCCGGCGGTAGCTGCCGCCACATCCGCTTCGGCGCTGATCAGTTCCTCATGGTCAAC